ATGAGACAAATCGATTATCACGGAACGACAATCTGCGTACTCGACGACAGCGACATGCTCACAGACTGCCCTGTCGGTTCATACGCAGTGATCGAAGATAGCGGGTTTTATGTCGCTGTACGCGTCGGAGAAACTGACGCGCCAGCAATTCACACAGATCCAGTAGAAACACTGGAATGCGCACTCGACATCATCGCCGGCAGACTTTCGTTTTTTGCGTGATGTGTGCGTGATCGGCTATCTGCCGCCGATCACTGTAGCTCTAAATGACGTAGGGTTAACGAGTGCGTTAGCTGAGTTATAAAACTGAATCCTGAATGATCCTTCGGCTTTAAATATCACTCTGTGGTTAATAAGCGCAGCGTCTTCAGTGTACTCGACTTCGACGCGATAATTTTCAGGCACAAGATTACTGATCGCTACATCAAATACGCCTGTAGCTTCGGATGTGCAAGCATTCACAAATCCAGTCATTGTGCTTGCGACCCCACGCCTGAATAAAGTCCCGGAAACACCGCCGTACACGTCGTTGTTTCTCACGTTCGACCAACTGTCAAAAACGATCCCTTCCACAGCAGCAACGCCAGCGTTTTGCCCAACTGCGAACGTCAGCATATGCCATCCGCGCGTCGTAAAATGGATATAACATCCGTCTACACGTCCTACTGTGTATTTTTCAGTTGTGCGATTTTTCTGCCCTGAACCACCAACGGATCGACCAGATACAATATATTGCCGATCACGTAATACAGGGATTATCTCCACATCAGAAGGGTAATCAGGCTGAGTAGCACCATCATCAGCTATCACATCAAGCGTATACGGTGTTCCGTCTGAATTTATTGATGGAAATGCCACCACGCTATCTTCATCAATATACATCGCGAACGTTACGCTGCCGCCTATATCATCGTTGGGCAGTAGAACACCAATGGCTTCCGGGCTATCGGTGCCGCCGCCAAGTGGTGGGGATGAGCCATTAGTAAACGAGCTGTGAGTTATTGTTCGATTCGATGAGATAGGATTCTGAAAAAATCCGGGTATAAACACATCACCGTGACGTATCTTACGAGGTTTTTTATAGTCTATATGCATGAATACGCAAGCAAATCTTTTGCCGATTATTTCAAGAAAATCGGCGCGAAGGTGGATGCCGTCATGGCAGCTTTCACTGATTCCGAACTGCTGAATCACGTCACGCATTGTGTCTACAAACATACAACCAAACTCACTGGCTACCGCGTTAGCGGCGGAGTCGTATGTCTGTGATAGGTAACATTCCGTCATGTTGCTCATGGGTGATGTGTTCGCACCGCTCACCCATTGCGTGGTACCCAAAATTACGACACATCGGCCACGTAACAGCTCACGTGCGATAAATTTACGCATCACTACAGCATAACTTTTGACGCCGTATAGCGTATCTCCTTCGATATCTTCGGGGTTGTTGCCGTTATCAGTTGCTGCCTTAATGTCATTAACACCGAGCATTATCGTAGAAATATGCCCCGTCGTGCCGTCATTGATATTCCGCACGTAGTTTGTCAGCGCTCGATCGCCTGGCGATGCCATGTTTTGCGCGGACCAGGCGCACTGTGTGCGGGTAGACATTGTTTGCGCGATTTGCACTGGATAGTTCAGCGGGTACTGCCCCCCGTCCGGTCGCTGCCCCCAAGTAATCGAGTCTCCGTAAGCCACCAGCCCGATCGATTTATTCGTACGTAGTCGAGACAAGTATTTAGCGTAATTTTGCGACTCAAGTCCGCGTAACTTATCGTAATCGTCAAACTCAAGCATGCCGCCTGACGCGACTAATTTATGTAATTCGTCGTCAGTTGATATCACTGATGCTGGCTGGCCAGGGATGATGTTACGTGTAGCATTAAATTTGAATAGATAGCCGATATCAGTGATAAATACCTGCTGACCATCTAAAAAACCATTAAATCCTTTAGCGTCGGATAGAGTTATTCGCGCAATCTGTGTGCCGCCAACAAATTGAAATCCATCCGGCTGAGAGAGAGCTGAGCGTAATGTTAAATCAGTTACGTTTGCCCATGCGCCACTTCCGATCCCACCGGTACTATCTGGCGATGACCCCGCTGGAACAATTTTAGGAAATACTCCATGCCACGCGTAATAATTATTATCACTATGCTGGAGAGCCTGCGTTGAATCACTCAGTGTAGCTCCGGTTTCAAATGAAACATCCGGCATTGGCAACCAACCCATTTTAGACATAGCACGAATAAACATCTGCTGCATGCCGTACCACGTTTTGCGATCAACGCCGAGACGATCAGGGAGTGACTCATTTTGAGTGTCGTTAACAAAGCCATCCAGATTTTCGGCGTTATCGTACAGATCTTTTGCAGCAGCAGAGCCCAGCGGATTCCTGGTGTTATAAGTGGTCATCTAAATACCTCAGGCATAAAAAAACCCGCCGAAGCGGGTTTCAATAGGTTGGTTAATGTGGTTTTAGTCGTCAGACGTGTTATCTGTATCGCCTGGATACGTCGCGTCGTCATACTGATAAAGTAATGGGGTGTATTGCTTAGCTGTTACTCCGCACGTTCCGTCAGAATCCGGCTCAATAGAATCAATAATCGCATCGTATCCAATGCGTGATGATGAACAGAAAATCAGGCGCGGAAATTCAATACACGGGTCATCCATAATCCAGCTTTCCGGCGCTAATGCTCCACTGTTTGGCACCGTCAGTGTGTAATCATCAATGCGGGTTGGTGTCAGCAATGCAGATGCCGAGCCGTCTTGATGCCTGATTAACACACGTGGATTTTCAAAGTTCCAATCCAGTGGTTCACTTACAGTCAACGTGATCACATCATCGTGATAGTGCATTTCGGTGATGAGACAACTGATGGTGTTACTGCCAGGAATATCATCAGTAAGGATGATGCGGTCCTTGTACTCGTAGCACAGTGCATCCAACTCAGTAGTAGTTGTGTGTGTTAATTTTTGGTATAGATACGACATCAAACGACGCATACCAATACGATAAGCTCTATCAGGTTCCAGTACTCCATCTAGCTTGAAATCCTCAACTTTTCGGGGGGTCGGGTTATCATCAGTACGGCACTGAACGGTTTCTTCAGCCCATGTGACACCGTTGATGTATGTGACGTCTACACCGTCATAGTCATCCTCAGAAGGGGCGGAAAAGGCGGTCTGCATCGGCTCAGGCATTTCTTGCGGTGTTATAACACCAGTCCAAGGTCTAATACCCTCTCGCCCTGCCGACATCATTCCATCTGATAAAAGGAAGTACCCCATCCCTGCGCCGGTGATTTTTTGCAAAACTTCCAGCGCTGATGTACTACTTTCACCCGCTGCCCAATCAAACGTTTCTCCGCGAGGGGTCCAGTAGTTTTCTTCCAGTTCGTCTATTGCACCGTGATCAATCTCATCATCAGTTACGCCCAGGCTATGTAGAACATGGTATATAGCGCCGCTGATTTTACGTCCGTAGTCGCGTGTCGCTATAACACTGACACGGCGATCGGATTGTGCTGCGATGCGATTTCCCGTTCTGACTGTCAGCGCAATAGTTGTGATTCCTGCGTAACTGGCAGGCCGACGAGGCAATAAAGAGCGCAATGATTGCCAGTAAACTAGGTCTCGAGTCGATCCGCCTGCGGTTGCTGTTGCACGACGACAGCGGACCTCAACTTGCCCAGCAACAGGGATATTGAAAACTTCGGTAAACCCCACGGCGTCCTCTGATGCATCTGCATAATATATTGATTTTTCAGTCCACTCATCATCACCGACTACGCGATACTGAATAGCAACTGTAACGCCGGCCCCACCTTTGTTCCCTTTGTTATCGTAAGAACACAGTCCACTCGTAAACGCAAAATTAATCTCAAATCGATTAGTCGTTTCACTATCCGGACATGCCATGTATGGCCCCAGCCAATTGTATTCGTCATTCAGCCCTGTAACTGACGCATCAAGCATTGTTCGCTCGATAAAACCAGGCCACGAAGGGTCAACCTCTGTTGTTTTTGTTGTGGTCTCATCTCCGGTATCCGGATCGGTGACTGTCGTTGTTACATCGATGACACGGACAACACTGATCGTCACACCGTCTATTTCTGTGATGCGATAACGGAAATCAGATGTGCCTACTGTCAGCCGCTGCACACCTGTCGGTATGCCATTAAACGCAGCACCCGTTTCACTACCGTACGCCAGTGTGATTTTTGCAGGTGAGGCGATACTTAAATCATCCTCAGGATCGGCCTCTTCCGCAGGGGAAAAGCTGGCAATAAATAGGGAAAAATCCTTGTCGTTGTAGTCGAGAATGACAGGCATACCTACATACGGGGCCAGTTCATCAAGAGGGCCGCTGATGACGTTATATCCACTTACTGTGCTGACATTAAAATCGTCAGGAGCACGGACATAAATAATCGTCCCCTCTTCCCACGATTCTGGAATCACAGGATTGGATTCAGTCGTTTCGCCAGTTAATGAGATTGACGTACCAGATACAGTAACCGCGTCCGCATTAACGGATGTGGTTTCTGGCCCACTAGAGCCAAGATCAAGGCCAGCAGTGCCAGCATTCGTTCCCCCGACCTCTGGGGCGCTGTACCAATTTTCTGAACGCTCATCAGCAGACACATCAGCACCAGGTGGATAAATGGTGTACTGAACATCATCGCCAAATGACGATATCGGTGTAGCACCGATTTTTATCCCGGATCGCGGAATTGAATGCTCTCCAACTCCGACACAAAGGAATAGATGGGTATAGTATTTTTTCTTATCGATAAAGCGGCTGACGGGCGGAACAACATAATCAGGAAAAATTTTATATCTTCCGAATATCTCCCTGATTGGGTCGCCCAACTTTGCACTATTGGCTTTTGCCGGATTCAGTTCCAGAGAGTCACCAGAACCAGTTTGTGAATATCCGCTCGTGTCTATATTACTCATCATTATCAATGAGTAAGCAACAGATGCAACAGCAACGGCAACAGCAATCCACGCCAGAGTAGCAGCTTCGAGGCCGTACGGTATCGGGTACATCCGAACATCATCGTCAGCGTAGATATTACATCTTTGCCATTGCGCTGGATGAATAGGAACTCCGTTGATTTCTACAACGATCGGATGAGTCATTTCAAACTGCCATCCACGAACGTTATGCAAAAACCAATCATGCAGCGTCAGCGTTCCGTGAGCGTGGGTCTCTAGTGGCTCGCCGGGCAAACGAGACGGATAAATGCGGATAGTCACTTGTAATACTCCACATTAACAAAACGACGCTCAAACCGTCTAAGCGGCATAATCGTTACGTTGGTTTTGGGATTGCATTCGATCGCATGGAGAACACCATTTAATTCCACGACGACAGCTACATGAGTTACCAGAGAGGCGCTATAGCAGGCGATACCAGCCCCATTCACTGGAGCGCAAATCGACAATTCCTGCATCAGCCCCTTAGCTTCGCGATCAAGCCCGTTATCGTCTTTGGTTACACCGTTAAAATCAGGCCACGGAGACAACCCCAGATCACGCCGCACTGCATTTACAATCCCGAAGCAGTCAAGATGCGGATAAGTGCGCCCGCCCTTCTGCCAAATGACAGAACGGTATTTATCAATGTTAATCATATTAATCCCTACGAGATGTAGCGTAATCCGGGAAACTCAGGAAGGGTAAAGCGGCGGCGAGGCCATGCCGTATCCAGCACATTCATGTAACCAGCTGTAATCTGAACCTCTGGAGCCGTCCAGTAGCCTCCTTTCACTTTCATTGTCCACGGTCGTTTCGCTGGAGCTGATAAATATGCGTCCAGATACTCACGATACGTAATAAGCATTCGTTCGTTGGCATCAAGAGCGATGCGGATTCTGTTTGATACAACCCCGTCAATATTGCTGATAGCGAATCTCAGGTCTTGAGTGCCGTCTGCGTTTCGTGCAGGAAGCGCAATATCCATTGCACAGGCCGTAAACATTACGTCTACACCAGACTCCAATTTTGCGGGAATATCATCCCATCCCTGCGTGAGATAATAACGATCGGTTCCAATAATTATTTCTAACGTCAGTATGCGAACCTCGCGCCCGCTGGACGCATAAACGCGATGTAATACAGCAGAACCTGTCATTGAGGCCACTCCCTGTTTAGCGCTAGATCGATAATACTGCTGTTAGCAATGTAATCAGGAAATTCCCCCCAGCCGTCAGGGAGAATCGGTCGCTCCCATAATTCCAGCGTTGCAGAGAACTGGAAATATTTTGGTGCTATCAACGTTGGCCCCTGATAAATATCGATGAATCGGCATTTATAAAACTCCAGACCTCGCGGGGTGTGGAGTTTCATATAAAACCATGCAGAACCGTCAGTCAGCGAATCATGAAAAAATGACTCAAACAGCATCGACTCCCCGTCAGTTTTAAACGTCCATTTCACACTTGCCTGCGTGGGTGTTGATTTGTATTTTCGCCGCTGCCGAGCCCGCCCAGATGTCATTTCCGTTCGTGACAGTGGAGATATTGGCTGAAATCCGTAGCCATCCATCAGCGGGAGCGGCAAATAGTCATGCGGATAGTAGATATCTGGCATTATCGTTTTCTCCGAGACGTACCCCATCCGCTGCCAAGTGCTTTAGATACCTGCCCCTGGCCTGAAGCTAAATGATTTACGACCATTTGATAGCCCTGCATTGCTCCCTGCCGCACAGCGTTTTGCATCATCACCATTGTGCGATCATCGGGGTTTCCGTTTACGTTAACAATCGGGGAGTAATTAAACGCTGATGACGCAATCATTGCGTCTCTCTCCTCCTGACGCTGATGCACTCTCTCTAATGTCGAATCCAACTTTGCGGAGGTTTGAGCCGTTACAACCCGTTCTCCTTTCTGGAGTAACCAAGTCCCTGTTTCTGGAACGCGATCGATACCATCGTGGGCCATACCTGCTATAGACTGAGCTGCAATGAGCCCAACGGAGGCATACCCAACAGCCCGGATAGCTGTCGCGGCAGGTATACCGAAAATCATTCCACCTTCCGCCATCGCTTTTGTGGCTGCCAATTCGGTGTTTATTACTGCCTGAGCAATGGCCGCTGCTTTACTAGCTAAAAACAACATTTTGTATGCGGCGCTTCCCTCTTTCCCCATACCAGCCAGTAAAGATGCGGACTGCCCGGCCAAATCTGAAAACATGCTCAGACTGGCTGAGGTGTAGCCAGCTTGAATGTCCTGAAGCCTGCTGTTGTTGGTTTGGTTTATCTCTGCCACACGATCAGCATAGGTCTGTTCATTAATTAACTTTTGGTCCAGCAATTCCTGTTGCAGATCTAACTGCTGCTTGTGCCATTTTTTCAAATCCTTTTCTGCGTCAGCCACCTTTAACAATTCTCCACTTGGACCGCCAACAGATGCATCAATTCCGCCAAATTTAGGAGCTTCAGTAACAGTTGATTTGGATATTCTTTCCATTGCATCGCGGTACGCTTCTGTTGCTGGTACTGCCTGTTTCAGTAACTCAATTCGTTCACGAGTTTTTTTAAGCAGTGCTTCTTCAGGGGTTAATAATTCCTCTTGTAGATCTTTAAATCGTTCTTGCACTTTCAAGTGATCCAGTGCTGCTGAGAGGTTGAGTAATTCAGCTTTTTGCATATCAGAGAGGGTTGATAACTCCCCCTGCGTCGTCTGATACTTTATTTTTGCCAATTCGGTATTTTGGCTACCAAGCGTTAATTGTTCACGCTGCTGTTTAATCAGGCGTTCATAAGTATCAACGGCTTTTTCTTCGTCAGTTTTTGGTCCCTTTTTTGTCGGCTTGTTTGCTTCGTCATTTCTCCATTTAGCCAGATTATTATTAATATAATCCTGTCTGGACTTCTGATTTGCTGGATTATCTGTTAACCCTAATTCATCGGCAGAATATCGCAGACGCGCCAGTTCTTTGGCTTCCCCTTTTAGCTTTGAAAGTTCCAAATCTTGACGGCTTTTCTCTAACGCATCCTTTTGCTTATCAGTCAGTGCTGCATCTGGAACTCGAAACGGGAATGATGCGTTACCCTGGCGAGCTGATAATAAATCATTACCCAGAGACAGTAGGCGGTTAAATTCCGTGTGCTGGCCATTCATTCGCAAAAGAGATTGATACGCCGCATTCTGTTCTGCGGCCTGTTGTCGGATTAACGCGACTCGGCGATGTTCTAGACCGGCCAAAACGTTTTGAATATCTTGAGCCTTACTTTGCAGGCGCGATAGGCGATCCTGCTCGACAGATAGGCTTTCTGTCGCTGATGATAGGCCGTTTGTTGCGTCCTCGACGCTCATCAGATGATTAACCATGTAACCGCCGACTGTTAAACCGGGATTTGCCAGCATCTTCTGATAGCCTTCGATTTCAACGCGTATCAAGCGAATTTTTTCTTTCTGTTCGTCAATTAATCGGTTTTGTTCTGATAGTGATGATTGTGTTTTATTGTAATTATCAGACGCGTCAGCTAAAGACATTGCACCTGATTTTTTCCTGATTTCGTCAATTGTATTTGCGTACTCCTGCGCTGAACGCCGTGCCTGCTCTTGGTTCTGATACATGTAGTACCAAGCGCCAGCCCCCAACATCAACAGACCAGGGACGCCGCCCACCAATCCTAAAGCGCCGGACATTAGCCGCGATCCAGCGGCAGTGACATTGTTCAGAGTTGTTTGTGCTGCTGTTCTCGCAGCAATATTCCGCGTTACCATTATCTGAGTCGCGGCTAATCGTTTTTCGGCCGCCGCCTGTGCATCAGTTCCGCGTGCAGCCACTAATGCCTGTTGTGCGCGATATACAGCAGCACGTGCGCGGGCGGTAGCAATCTGAGTTCCTCTTAATTGTGCCTCAGCTAAAGTCACCTCACTTTTTGCTGCTGAAATTAAACCAGCCGTGGCGCTATATGCGCCTGACGCCATATTCCCAAAGTAACGAGCCGCACCAATCGCCACCAATGCGCCAGCGGCGGTCGCAACGTCATCAATGTTATCGGCCAGTGAATTCAATGTTCCTGATAACGTAGCCGTGATTCGGGACGTTTCATTGACCCCACCAACCCATTGTTGAAAGGAATTCTGCACTTTAGTTACTGATCCACCAACAGTGGCTGGCATTGCAGCAAATTCATTTTGCATCGCGCCAAGTTGACTGATTAAAGCAGGAACAACTTTGTCAGCAGTGAGTTTCCCGTCATCAGCCATCGCCTTAAGGTCTTTGCGTGCAACCCCCATCCCCGCAGCCAGCGCACGGATAACACGATCGCCATTTTCGTTTACGGAGTTGAACTCTTCCCCGCGCAAGACACCCTGCGCCAGTGCCTGGCTGAATTGGGTAATAACAGAACTGGATTCCTGAACGCCAGCTCCGGAAAGTTTCAGGCCGGTTGCTAGTGCTTCTGTGACCTTTAATGCATCCTGTGACGTGTAGCCGTATTCACGGAGAGAAGCAGCGGAACGGGCAAATAATCCGGCGTTGTCAGCAAATGCTGTCCCTGTGCGCTGGCTCAGCGCCATCAACGCGGCCTGATTACTGGTGAAGTCTTGTGTAGATACTGATGCCTGCTTCAGTCGCGCATTAACCATATTCCACTGATCGGCTAGACTAATCAGATTCCCGGTAGCAAATGCCCCCGCTAATGCGCCAGTCATTCCCAGAGCTGTAGACTTTACCGAGACAAGTTGAGAATTTATTTCAGCCAATGCACGACTGCTCTCGCGTGATGCGGCTGCGGATTGCCGCCCGCCATTTTGTATAGTCCTGTAATAATCACTCCCCATACGTGAAGCTCGTGCTATTTCTGACTGGAATGATTGCGAATTAGCGGAAATCTTTATTATTAGTTCACGTAAGGTTGCCATTTTATTTTATCCAGATAATAAAAAACCCTCCGAAGAGGGTTATTGGTTCACTGCCGTACAGGAAGCTTAGAAACGTAGGTGGACGATTCTTTTAACTCGCATTCTCGCAACCCGGCAGGCTGCGATCAATAATCAAGTCACCGTCAACACGCAGGCCGATTTTACCGAATAGGAAGGAATGGTTAAGTTGTGTTACAACAACGTCTGACAATCCAACCGCGCACCGGTTCTTCTCGATGGCTCGATCTGCGGCTGTTTTGACGTTGGGGATACCCATCGGGAAGATAATGACTGGGTAACTGTCCTCAGCACTAACCCGCGCACCCTTTACGAATTTAGCGCCGTTGAGGTTGTAATTTTTAGTGCTCGCCACGGTGAGATCGGCGACACGAACGGTACATCCAGACAATAATAGCGCTCCTAGCGCAATGGCCAAAACTTTTTTCATGTTAATGTTTCCTTATGATTGCTATCGGAAACATCCTAGCATGTAAATTTTACATTTCCGACAACTACCTCAATAATGCACAGCGCTTTATTTGCGGAAAGCATTACTTCAAGCTAACCAATCAGGAATGAAAAGAATTTAAGAACAGACCCGATTTAAACGGGTTAGTCGGTTATCGAGCTCGTAGCCTCATTCTCTGGACGGATAGAATAGCGCGCGCAGTTAGGTAATGTTTGCGGCGCAGGGATGCGCCTTAACCCGCTGCTTGCGAAAGAAATGCTTCCAGATTGCCAAAGGGATCGGCCTCCTCTTCCTTCTTCCCTGACCAGTTCAGCGTGGCATCAGTAAGCGGAACTTTTACGCCCTGAGCGCCATATACAGCACTGACAATCTGTGCTGCCTGAATGTCGCCTCGCATATCACCGATCGGAGAAATTTTGTCGTACTCAATCCACATCCTCAGTTCACTGGCCGTCATTTCCTGACGCAGTTCTGACAGCGTGCGCCCCATCCTGAGCGACAGCGCCATCAAAAACTGCATTCCCGGCTGCGCTACTTTTTTTTGGCGATCTCGGTATCGTTGATGATATCCAGCGCCTGACGTAACAATCTGCTATGCACCGGACCGTAGGCGTGCTCCACTTCTTCGATCTCATCGACTGAGAACACAGGCTCACCATCCTCATCACGCAGAATATCGATAAATAATGTGACATCAGCGTGAAGATTACGGCGGGCGCGCTCTGACAGAGAGAGAGATTCACTGTCATCGTCAGTTTTTACCGCATCCTGCCAGCGCAACCACGCTTCAGCTGATGGTTCACGTAGCGTGACTTTCACCCCTTCCCACTCCGGCACCTCGATAGACTTCGTGAGAAAACCCGCGCCCGGCGCTAACGCCAGCGATTTAATATTTTTCTTTTCCACGATTTTGTTGCTCCAGATTAGCTAATCGTTACAGTGCAAGTTGCAGAGGTGATCGTGTTTGGTGGGGTCGCAGCGTCGGTGATTTCGCAAGTATAATCACCAGCATCACCCGATACCGCACTGGCTTTATTAAACGTTGCGGTTGTTTGCCCGCTGATAACAACTAACCCCTTAAGCCACTTATACGTATATGGCTCGGTGCCGCCCGCAACATCAACAGACATTGTCAGCGCTGAACCAGCAGCAACTGACAAGGTTTCATTCAGGTCTGTAACCAAAGTGAGTGGTGTGATCTTGATGGGCTTCCCTTTCATTCGCAATGAGAATGTCGCAGCAACAACACCATTGGTTCCTGCAGACCAGGTATGCTGGCGAACTTCTGCAATAAACAGAAAGCCGTTACCAGACGGGAAAACCACTTTAAATCCGTACGTATCGTCATTGTCGTACGCTGTACGCAATGCGTTTTGCGCTTCATCTGGGTAAAAGTTACCGTTGAACGTAATTTCAGACTGAGCGGCCAATCCATTGATATTCTCAGTTTCATCGGAACATAAAACGGTCACGTCAATATCGTTTTTCTGCCCAGCAGTATATTGCGTTTCTTTTAACGAACAGGATAAAGACAGCCACGTAGCCGAAGCTAGCGTTGAGAGAATTGCTGGTAGTGACGTGATAGAAATCTTCGTGCCTTGCGATTTTTCATATTTTGCGGACATAGTCGTCTCCAAATAAAAAACCCGCCGTAGCGGGTTGGGATAATGATTACGTGGGGTTAGTCGATGAACTGGAGTTCTGCTGTTGATCGGTACAATCCTGTGTCAGAGTCATGCCCATGCGTCAGCATCTGGTTGCCTGGAGATAATGGCGATAATGCATCTATGACCTCGCCGCAAATCTCACGCGCCTGTGCGATGGTTTTCGCGTACACGTCAAACTGAACGGATGATGTTGTTTCTGCTGGGCCACACAACACATCAGCGGACGGCTGAGACACGAACGAGAACACCACCCACGGCGGGGAAATGGCTGGCTCTCCTTCGGCGTTTAGCGGAATGATGTAAGGATAAACATTACCGCCAGCCAGCGTAGAAATTAACGGGTAAATATCGGTTTCCGTCATTTTCTCAGCACCTCATCAATAGCGTGATTGGCGCGTGCTATAGCGGCGTTAGCGGCCTCCTCCTGTCGCGTGTCAAATGCAGGGCGAACAAACGGGTGAGCGGGCATGTTTACCGTCCCCATTTCAACAAAACGCCAGTAGAACGCATTACGCGGGTTACTGGCCTTCATTTTATTGTCGCTGTTACCCGTTTTGGGATTAACGCCGCGAATGTGCACACCGGATGAGATTTCCCCATTTCGTCGTGACTTTTGCGTCACTACCACAACGTTTTTACGCATTTTGCCAGTGCGTGCTGGGGCGTTAGCGATAACTTCCTCTTTCAACACATCAGCACCGGCACGAGTCGCATCACGCAGCACCTTGTTGTTTTCTGCCCGACTAAGTTTTTCCAAATCTTTGGCAATATCGCTCAAGCCGGAAAAGTCGAGGCCAAAATCAATCACGTTTCACCCCCTGCTTGCACAGTATTTCCAGCCGCGTGCATTTGCCGTCTGGAATTGGCGGACCAATGATATCAAGCGTCAGTCCCTTGAATGGGCCATTGAGACACAGTAGACGGGACGCCGCAGACACATCACGACGAAACCGCATCCACACCCGGATCGTCGCTTCAGCAGATACCGCACCGGAAGCCACTAGCTCACGGCCACTGATCGGAGAAACTTCAGCCCACACTGTAGCGCCATCGCTCCAGGTCTCAATGGGTTGTCCGCCAGCATCGCGGATCGTAGTGAAAATCTGGATTGTGACGCGGTGTCGCAGCCGTCCTATTTTCATAGCGCCTCACAGTCCGTAAATACGGTATGGCTGCAACAGAGATTCGGTCGCGAAAGGTATTTCACTGGTTATATTTCCAATATTTACAGCCTCACGGTTTTCGTACCAGTGACCAATCAATAACAGCATTGCTACCTGAACATCCTCTGTTGGGAGAAGATGATCGTCATCCTCTGCGTAACCTTCCGCTGCTGCATTTTCGTAAAGTTTACGGCGAGTGAATGTCTCGACATACCTTTCCGCAGCAGTGATGTACGCATTCAATAGCGTATCGTCATCATTGCCGGATTCGACGCGGCAATGCTGTTTAACCAAGTCGATATCCAGCATGATAACCCTTATTTTTTAGCCTTTTTGGGCTGCTCTGGCTGCTCTGGCCGCTCTGGCTGCTCTGGCTGCTCTGGCTGCTCTGGCTGCTCTGGCTGCTCTGCAAGATTGTCCACGGTGATTTCTTTTGCATAGCCTTTTTTAAGTAGCTCGCGGCCATGCTGCTCCCGTGTTTCAAACTCCGTACCTTCCACAACGACTACGCCGTCGAGATAAATAGGCTTAATAGCGATAAGTTTCATACTGGCTCCCAAAAAAGCGACCCGCAGGTCGCTACACAAAGAGGATCGGATTAGCCACCGTTACCAGCAGGCACTGTGAACGAGCCATAAACAAAGGCTTCAGGGCGTTTAACTGCCAGTGCCAGCCGCTCTTCACAACGAATTGTGATCATGTTTTTCTCGAAGTCGTCGGCGTTCTCGGTAGAGATAACAACATTCGTTTCTTCACGATCAAATACCTGCGCGCCCGCGCTAAACGCCCCCGTCAGGAATTTCCCCTGGAATGCAGTGGCTTCGGTAGCGACAACCGGAAGCCCCCACAAAGTAGGCCCAGTAAGCGCAGCAGGGTTTGCGAGGATATAACGACCCAGAGAGTCTTTAGTCAGTTCGATTTTTGCCCAGTCAATGAAATGCAGGACATGCCCAGAGGCAGGGAAACGCGCCAACTGTGCCTGCAACATAGCCAGGCGCAAATCGTCAATACCGTTCTGTTTTTCGACCTGAAAAGCAGCGCTGTATGCTGACGCCTGCGGGATGATGCCTTCCAGATGCACCCCGGTCCCATCCCCGAAAAGAATCTCCTGCTCTTCCACATATTTCAGTCCATAGCGCATTTCCGCATCGACCTGTGACTGTAATTGAGCAAAGTCATCCAGAATCTGTTTAGAAGCCTTAAACAGGTGCGCAATCGTGCGTACTGGGGTTATTTTTTCTTCAAACTCAATATTGCTGTATGGTTTCGTTGTATTTTCCGCCACAGCAGCAGCATTATTCGTGAAGCCGGTTTGTTGTACCCAGTAAATGGTGTTAGAAGCCGTTGTGCCTGGTGCGATTAGATCACGAATAAACAGGCGTTGTTTTGGTGCGGTATCAATACCGGGTAAACGATCCGGTGCAACAATATTCCCCGGAACATCGCTGGAAATCATCGCGGCTTTCACCGGAATAGATAAACGCTGGCTTGCAGCCACGCTGGCAGCAAAAGTTTTCAGGGCTTCAGCAGAAATCACTTGCTGACCGACGGATTCGATAACCTGTTTCGCATTCGCAAGCGGCATCTGTGCTACATGCTGCTCCAACTCCCCCAGCGCAGCCTTCAGCGTTTTTTCAGCGGCCACCAGTGCGTTAAATTCAGAGGTCATCTTGTCAACGGCCGCTTTAGTCTCTTCTGACAATTTGCCGGATTTTTTCGCCTCACCCAGCGCTTCCTCAGCCTTTGCATTGAATTTTCCAGTCGCTTCTTCAATGCTGGCAGTGACCTTTTTTAGAATATCGTTTACTTCAGACATAATATCTCCAGATGATTAGCACGCCGATACCAGGCCGCTTAATGCGGCATCCAGATTGGCAAGAGTTTCAGGTTTGATTTCAGCAGCGCTTGGCGTGCTTTCGTTGCCAGGGGTAGCGCCAGGCGTACCACCCGTTAAAGATTTGATAAGACGGCGACGCTCTGAGCGTGGCGTATTAGCCTTTGCCAGAAGAGCATCTAATTTGCGCAGTGCGGCGGCGGGAGAATCATCACCGTCAGAAACCGCGTCAGCAGAAAGAAGGCTGTCAGCCAGACCTTTATCCACCGCATCACTTCCACCGATATAGCTTTCTGCATCCATCAACTTCGATATGGTGTCGACATCCAGACCAGAACGCGCTGCATAGATATCCGCCATAGCGCTATCAAATGGCTTTAAATAGTCAGCCAACTCAGCAAAGTCGTGACGATTACCCATCGCGACAATCCAGCAGTTATGAATCATTAAAAAAGCACCGCGACCTATCTGTACCTCATCGCCCGCCATTGCAATAACAGATGCGGCACTGGCAGCAATACCCAGCACTTTCACTGTTACTTTCCCTTCGTATTCGCGTAGCAGGTTGTAAATCGCCAGACCTTCAAACATATCCCCACCAGGGGAATTAATGTTTACGGTGACATCAGCGCCATTCATTGACCGCAACGCACCCGCAATACGTTTTGCTGTAACGCCCTCATCCCAGTAATCACGTCCGATCACATCAAACACAGAGATGCTGTTGTCATTACTTGCAGCCGCTCGAATGCCTCCATTCCAGCGTTCCAGTGCGGATGGCAACGGCTCACAGGTAATTCCCGCGCAGGGGCGACCCACCGGCGCTGCCGGAAGTTGTTTTTTTGTCATGGAAAATAGCTCCTACGCAGCCTGTTTAAGCGGCGATTGTTCGAAGGGAATGTCGGGGAATACGTGGCTATGAAGTTGTCGCAATGCCAGAGCCTGAGTCGCCAGATTCCCGTTTCTCAAATCTTCTAGCGGGGTCAGGTTCAACTGAACGGTATAGATATCGCCGCCTTCAATTGGAGGTAAATTCTCCAGACGACGAACGTCATTACGGGACATCCATCCATTTTGCAGCGCGCTCGTATAGTACGCTGCACGGCCTGCACTATCTGCACGTAGTAACCCCTCTACAGAGAACTCAGCAAACAGGTCTTCATCCCCATTCAGCAAACAGCGGGAAATTTCCTGCTCAATATTTACAAGAAGTGGGCGCAGTGTATGGGTGAGAAACAGCAGGTTCATCCCCTCCAGTGAGGACGCCCAACTGCTTTGTTTTGTCGTGTGTCCGACCATAAACGGCGGCACACGAAACCAGCGGCAAATCTCTTCGATGCTGAAAGAGCGGCTTTCAAGAAGTTGGGCGGCTTCTGGATTCATCGTGACATTCTGATAAGTCAGTTCATTTTCCAGAACCATTAACTTCCCGGCATTTTTTGAACCGATAAATGCGTTCAGATTTTTACGTAGGCGATCACGCTGCTCTTTATTCAGTGCCGTTTTTGATGACAGGAATCCCGTACTTTGTAACCCGTTCTCAAAAATCTTTGCGGCCGCTTCATCAACCGACATAGCAGCACCAAACACATCGACACCCGCCATCGTTGGCATCATGCCGCACACCCCATCCAGCCCGAACCCGCGAATATGCATCAAACGCTCTGGGGATATATCTCGCTGCTTGCCGTTTTCCGTGTAGGTATACTGTAATCGGCCAGTATCCAGCCGCTTTACCACCATGTTCTGGGGTAATAGCGGAACCAGAGAGACAAGCTTGCTTCCTATGAAAAACTTTTCAACGAACGCGTTACCGCGTAAACAGATACTGGCAACCACCAGCAGCATAAAGCGCGATGGCGTCATTTCCGGATTGGGGCGGCGACACAGCACCTGATAAGCCACATTTCCCTGAGCCAGTTTTCGTGAACCGTCAGGCTGACGCTCATAAATTTTCAGCGGTAGTGTTGAAACCGATTCACTTAACAGCCGAACGCACGCCCAGACCGCTGACAACCTCATGATTTTATCTGCTGTAACGGTTTTACCACTGCTACTGGTGCCGAACCATTCCTGCCAGAATGTCCCGTTCGTCAGGCTGATTGGCACGCCCAGCCAATTTAAAAGGGCGCTTTTTACGCGCCCTGGTTGTTTATTCTTAGCCATCAGATACCCACTATGATCGGATCATCGAAAAAGCCCTCAACATCGCCATCATCAGGCTCATACCCTTCAGCAGCACCGATCGCCATCGCTGAAGACACAATGCCATCAATGCGCCCCGTGCTTTTCTTCTTGGCAAATATGCGGTTTTCTTTTTGGTCTGCCTCAGTTACCGCAGATGCTGCATTCCAGCGCAAGCAGGGATTGGTTTTGATAATGATTGCGCTGTCATCCAGAGCTTGTTCAAACAGCTCTATGGAGTGTGGCATCCATAGCCCTGAATCCTGCGCCTTGTAATAGCCTTGTCCGTGAGGAATAAGCGGAACGTAAACGGACGCCTGCTCCAGTTCAGGCTCCAGATACTTGATTCGATATTGGTCAAAAGCAATGGCTTGGATAAAAAACATCAGGGAGAGTTCGGCTATTCGTTCGGCAACAAAACCATATTTAACAGCCTTACCTGGTGTCGTATGAATGAATCCCTTACGCTCCCAAGCGTCGTACGGAACACGGTCAGTTTTCGCCCTGTCTAATAACGTTTCTTTCGGTGTCCAGAACTCGACAAACAATTTCCGCTGTTTTGGAAAAAACAAAGCCAGAGACGTAAGGTCACGTGAACCAGAGAGATCAAGACCGCCGTAGCATTCCTCCCCCCGCAATTCATCCAGATCGAAATCATCTTCGCATCCCATCCAGACATCACTACTCATCCACGGATTATCAGCATCAACCCACTGACAGAAATTCAGACGTCTGACGATGCTTTCTTTCGATGGCATGCCACGCGCCTGTGTCACCTGCTCGCGGAGATAGCGATCTGTGAATGTGTGTCCTAATGATGGATTGGCTTTTTTCCAACACGATTCATCTTTGAACGGGTCTTCGCCATCATCCAGAGAACAAATAAACGAAAAGAAACTGTCGTCCTCAATCGAGCCATCGGCGACCTTGCGTCCATACTCGTGATAGTCATAGCAAACACTAGTTTTATCGTGTCCGCTGTTTGTAATCATGAAAATCAATGCCTGCCGCCGACCTTTCGTACCGGCACGCATCATCTCAACAACCTGATTACTCTTATGCTCGTGGATTTCGTCAATTAATGCGCAGTGTGGGCGTGGGCCAGATTGACCATCATCCGAACTGATAGGTCGGAAAAAAGAACCGGTCTGCAAAAAGGCCAGGTTCCACTCCTTCCCTGCACCACCGGATTTATTAATTCGCTGCGCCAGTGCAGGAGACTGATCAACCATCGCCACGGCGTCACGAAAGAGGATCATGGCCTGGTCTTTTTTCGTTGCAGCCGCATATACCTCAGCACGCGGTTCTTTGTCAGCTACCAGGCAGTAAAGCGCTATTCCAGCGGCCAATGGGGATTTACCCGAACCTTTCCCAGATTCAACATACGCCATGCGATATCGACGATAGTTATCATGGTTTTTCCAGCCGAATATCGACCCCACAATGAAACACTGCCATGAAAGAAGATTGAATGGCTTACCTTCATGTTCACCGCCGTTTAGCTTCAGTACTTTTGCGAAAAAGTCGATCGCTCGCTGTGCGGCTGCGGCGTCCCAAATCAACCCACGGGCATGACAGGATTCCAGATCGGCAAGATGCCGCTTACAGGAATTTCGGATATCTGGACCAGCAATTTCTTTACCCGACGTTACATCCATCGCGTACTGCGTGGCTGGATCAACCGAAGAACTGGTTGAGCGGGTCTTCTTCTTTTTCTCCACCATCAACATGTACCTTAGATCGCGCCGCTGGCGTCAGGCCAAATTCCACTAAATAGCTTTTGAAGCGGCGATCAGCGTCAGCCAGCATCGCAACAGCAGGATTTGCCTTGATAAGAAACCCGCCCTCAGTCTGAACCGTATACGTTCTTCCCTCATCAGCGATCGTATTGCGCAGTTGCAGGATATCGGCATAAATGTCACACAGACGTTCCAGCGCAAAAACATCTGCTACCGTTAACACCCCCATGCCATCCAGAAGTACGGTCATTCGCCCCCAGGCTGTTTTCCCCCAATCAGAGAGATGAGCTGGAGGGCTGGGAATTTCTCGAGCCGGCAGAGGCTCTTTGTTATTAAGTTTTCGCTTGCCCGGATTACCGGTCACCACTTTAAGGTGGGTCGGTTTCGGGCGTCGTCCTGCCATCGGAACCTCCCAGAAAAAAACTTTTCATTTCGCGGTTGTGCACAAAAATGACGGTGGTCGGTATTCAAGAGTCCACCCTCTGAACTCTCGACCCGCCCTCCCCTTCGTAATGTTGAGAATAATTATCATTTCATTGTTTTGATATTCATTCTCATTTGAACCAGTGCGAGTTGGTATCCAGCGGTACGCCATCCTCAGTACATCCAACGACCTTACCGCTCTTCTCCATTCGCTGCTTAGTTGAGTTGTGGTGTGGGTTACACAGTCCCTGCCAGTTCTTCCTGTCCCAGAACAAGCGCTGCGCCGTCGCCATTTCCGCGGGTGTCTTGGCCTCATGCATCTTGTGAGGTTTGATATGGTCAACAACAACGGCGGGCTCATATCGACCAGCTTCACGGCACATAACACAAAGCGGATTTGCTCGAAGGTATTCAAGGCGTGAGCGCTGCCACTTGCTGCCATACGGTTTTAGTTTGCTCATGGCTAACGCCTTACAGTAATGATTGCGGAAACAAAAAGCCCCGGCAGATGCCAGGGCTAGATAATGTTAGCTTGGTTACTTCTTACCGTTGGCCTCAGCCATCTGCTGATACACAGTGTCAGTGCCGCGCGGTAGCGTTCTACTCATCTGCCTGTAATGCGCCACTCGTTCACGAAAGTATTCGCGCAGATGCTCAGGCTGTTCGCGTTCGACCTGCTCGGCAATGACAGGCATATTCATGCGCTCTTTGTACGCTACGCCAGACGCCGCCAGATCGACGTTAATCTTGTCCCGCTCGTCGCGCGGCAAATCACCTAAATTGTATGACATATCCCCTCCAGTGTTTCAGAGAGTATATAACAGCATTATCACAGGCACTCAGTGAATGCCTGTTGTAATACTGATGCTATGGACGTACTTCGGTTAACCCCTTGAGGAGAATTATTGCTAACCGCTCTCTCCAGTTAAGCGCCCGCTCTTTGCCTCTGGCGTTTATTATTAGCGGTACACCTTTTGGTGGATAAACAACACGCACCGAATTACTGTCAAGCGCGTGAGATACCTCAAGCAAGATATGCTTAGTTTGCGGAGGATATCCTTTATTTGCCTCATCAAAAGAGATACTTCCCGCAATTCCCTGACACTTACTCGCCAAGTCTGATAAATACTGTCTCATAATGCCCCTCCTGTTATTGCGTCGTAGGCGCGTTCACACGTCAATCCTGCTCTGTAAGCGGCGTCAGCTTCTGCTGCATACTCTCCCGCTGCTTTGTCAGATTCGCTAAGCAGCTCGGCAAGCAGTATTGCGGCCTCGGCTTTTGCCGCGCCTGTTGCGGCAATTGCGGAAATGCGGCCGGTTTCACTTGCTGCCAACTGCCGCTTGAGTTTTCCGATTGCTGACTGCAACCCAACAGCAGCAGACTGAGCGTTAACAGCATCAGCCTGCGCTTGTTCAATTTCACGCTGCGCATTAGTCGATATCGCATTGATCGCTTCCTGTCTGCGTCGCTCTTCCTGACGCTCATCAGATTGACGTTTCGCGAGCGCTTCAGCATCTGCTGTATTGCGCCGATCCCACTTCGTTTGCCACACAGCATTGGCATCATCACGCCCTGCCGTATATCGCCAGTGCGAGAATCCCCATATTAAAAAAGCCCCCAGCGTTATCAGCGCCAATGGCTTCCAATGTGCTTTGAAAATAGCGATAGCGGCGGCTGTCATCCATCTAACCCCCAGCACGATAATTCCGCTTCTTGGTCACGGCGTTCTATTTGCCCGTAACAGTTATTTGAGCGTATGCGGCAATCGCGGCCACCATCCCAAATCCAGCGTTTAATCTCGCGGCAGGCGCCAATACGGTCACCAGCATTTAATTTGCGGTAGAACGTAGACGGGAAACAGCGCCCCGGACCGATGTTCCACGGGCAGAACGACGCAATACCAACTTTCTGAGGTTCAGTGAGTGGCACCTTAACGTTGCGATCCACCCAGTCGAGCGCCTTTTTCTGCTCCAGAGCATCAATCTTCGCGCACTGCTCGGCGGTCAACTTCATACCCTTTACTACCGGCTTACCGTCAACGCGAGTTACACCGCCGCAAATAGTCCAGATTCCGCCGCCGTCTGGATAAGCCACCAGCCGCACGCCTTCTTTTTCTTGCTGAAACTGAGCCATGAGCACAGGGGCTGACGCGCCAGCAGCAATCAGAGCCAGCATCGCAGCGCTGAGTTTTGTTTTTAGTGATGACATCACTCACCCCGCGCCGCTTTGCGTCTGTCTTCTTTAATCTTGAAATACAGATTCGTTAGAAAAGTTAGGCCAGCAAACGCCAGGCTACCCAGCACACCGATCGCAGCCCACTGCTCAGGTGAGTAACCGTCTAGCAGTTTTTTAAACCAGAATAAGAAGCTGCCACCGGACGCGCCGTATGCGGCTCCTGTTGTGAAATTTGACATACGCATAGCCTCACCTCCGGCGTTGCCGTGGCGCTGTGTGATTTACAGGAAAAGAAAAGGCCACGCATGAGCGCAGCCTTATGGTGTTTTTAATGCTTTAATTTCTTCTTGCGTTTGCTCAAAGCGTTCTTTTTCTAACTCTACGCCCAGTGCGTGCCGCCCTAACGTCATTGCAGCTTTAATCGTTGTGCCGGAACCCATGAAGAAATCAGCGACTACATCACCGGGGCGACTACTGGCCGCAATAATGTCACGCATCATCTCAGCGGGTTTTTCGCAGGGATGTTTACCTGGGTAAAACTGAACAGGCGGGTATGTCCACACGTCGGTATACGGCACCAGCGCAGAACCAGCAGCGCCGGTACTGGTAAAAGGTTCGGACATTTAGCCCCCTCTGTTGCTGTGCATCCTCTCTGAACGAGGGGAAAAGAAAGCCCACCTCTGCAAGTGGCGGGCTATGTGATTTATTGATTAGTTACTGCTGAGCGGCATTAACAACCGAGGTCACTACCGAGCGAACCTTTCTGCGCTTTGATTGTGCTGGCTACGTTCGCAGGCAGAGCAGACCAGATGTTTAAGCCGGTCTTCTGTTCAATTTGACTAACCGTCACTTGGAAATTACAGAAATTCGCGTTGCGTGGTGTGTTCTGATCCATGATGAATGCGGCGAATTGGCCGTCAGCCGGACTTGAGCCGGTAAACAGGACTTTCCAATAACCACTCGGGATTTGAACTGCTGGCGCATTAGGCAGCGTTGCAATATTGCGTTCGAACAACGGACCAGTCACGGTGTAGACAGTTTTACTATTAGACAGAGCCCGTTCTTTATCTTCAAGTCGCACCCACGCGCCTTGGTTGAGATCGGCTTTTTGCGGCGTGATGTTCGATAAATAATTCAAAGACTGCCAGTCTGACGATCCTCCGAGCCCAGCAAGCGGTGCCTGGTGGCCTCGATCAACAGCCAGCGCAGCATTTGCGCCAGTGTATGCTGCTGGTGCCAGCGTATCAGCAGCAGGTAAATCAGGGTCTTGACGCCATGTGCGTGAACGGCCGCTCGCTTGGCTGCTTGACGTCATTTTATACGCTACCCAATTCGCGAATTTTGTCGAACTGTTATTGTTCAGCGTATATGCATCACGAATCAGCGTTTGAGAACTGCCGCCAGTCGGGCAACCCACGAGACAGTTATCTTTCGACACTGCCGCGACCGCTGCAACCGCTGCCTGACGAGCTGGTTCCGGCGTTACAGTTTGCTGCTGAGGTTGCTGTTCGGCTGTCTCTTGCGGTTGGTACGTTGAGCAAGCACCCAGTAACAGAACTGGAAGCAGTTTGATGAAATTCATTTTCATGCGATGTATCCCTCTTTGATGTATGTACAGTGTATGCGTCACTCGGACAAGTAAAGTGTACATAGAGGAATTATCACAACTTATTAAACTGGATTACTTCTTCCTTGTTCTGCAATGCGCGGGCGCGATGTGATTTACAGAAAATAAAAAAAGGCCGTTCAGATTTGGCAGCCCTCTCGATATTCTTTGATAGCTCTAGTTATCAGTATTCCAAACCGTTTCATCAAGATCGAACTCGATACAACCATTTCGTATATCAAACTCAACATTCATTTCTTGTCTATCCACCCCATCTCTATCTTTGCACCCTTCAAAATACGAAACATCTACTTCAAAGGTGAAAGCTCCTTCCTCAATCTCTGTAACTTCAAAGTTGTCGCTAACATATGTATAACGCTGATCGCCGCGATACTCAGCCATAACAGCATCTTCGAAAATATGACTGTGGCTTTCGATAAGCACCCTCACTCCCTGGAGCGTCTTCGGCGTATCCTGGGGGATAGAGATGGAGTAATGCTGTATTTTTCTCATGAGCTCTCCTGGTTAGTATCTAAGTGATAATACCAATTACTCTTGAGAAATGAAAAACCCGCACTGATGGCGGGTTTAGTAAGTTTTTTTGGCACCCCACAACGCGGGGAATTACTGCAAGTGCGGGTCAGTAAACGGCCCTTTTCGTTAACCCCCAAATTAGGGGAGTTGGCAATTAAGCCGCTTAACGTCGCGACCACTCTTATCACGCTACTACAATTTTTGCGTACGCGTTAGAGATTTTGTATATTTGCAAAGATTTTTTATCTTCAATAGCCTGCCCGGATTGTCAGGCTCTTACCCATACCATGCGCAGGAATAAAAAAATGGCGGAACCGATCGCGTTTAACGTTACTGACTTTGAAATCAAATATAACGGCAATGAGCCTGGCGGCCCTAAAGAGCATCAAATTGATGCGCGAATTCTTGGTAATGCAATAACCTCTCTGTGTGACATCATTGAACAATCCGATAAAATTATTAATGGTGAATCTTCCGATGTTCAGGTGAATGTAAAGGCACATCAAGAAGGTTCATTTGAAGTCGTAGTCTCTGTTGCCCAACAAGCTGATAACATTAACGTATTAGAGATTTTGGGACTATCGAAAGAAATAGTCGCAATTGCAACTGGTACTAGTGTAGGAACTGTTCTTGGGGCAATAAAGTGGTTAAAGGGGAGAAAGTTAGCAGAAGTTGCTGTTGATGAAGAAAAGGGAACAGCCACGCTGATCGCCAAAGATAATGAAGAAATAGAGTGCCCTATTGTTGTTCAGAAGGTTTTATCGTCCCCCTCAGTACGAAAAGGATTTGATGATCTAGTTTACAAACCATTAGCAAGCGAAGGGATATCCACCTTTTCTGTTGAACGTGATGACGAACCATTAGTTACCGTCACTGAAGAGGATAAAAAGTCATTCAAAGCAACAAGGTCTCTTGTTAAGGAAGAAAAATTTGCTGAAACTGTCACCGCAAACGTTCACATTTCATGTGTTAATTTCCTTGCAAAAACTGGCTGGAAAATGATACTACCTAACGGAAATGAAGTGGCTACCGCCATGAATGACGACGCTTTCCTTGAGAGGATAAACCTTAATAAAGCCACATTTAGCAAAGATGACCTCTTCGTTGTGGAATATACTTACACACAAACCCAAGCAGGCGAAAAGCTTGGGCGTCCTCGATACGAAATCGAACGAGTTGTTCGCCATAGGGCTGCAGGCGATAGGAAAATTGTTTAACGAGAGAGGAAAATGCCAACAGAAATCATGGAGTACATGACCCTTATCACCCTGACGGTGGTTTCACTTCTTGTCGCAAGAGGTGTGGTTTTCCATGCATTGGCATTTTTCTTTCCACCAAAATCGATAAAATTATCTTATGTGGATAAAGAAGGGAAAAAACATACAAAGTTAGTCAATCTTTCTGATGAAGATGGCGAACTTATTGACTTCCTCGCTGAACTTCGTGCTAATGGCAAAGTTAGGAGGAAAAATAGTTGATCGGTGGTAAAAGTTATTTGCTCTGCCAAGTATGGTTAATCCCTGTTGTTAATTTTATTCTTGAATCATGCTTGGCCTCTCAAAATATAATTCCTGCCGATGTCAAACCCTTCCTACCTGGTCTTTCGGTTGGAATATCCCACTTAGCAATATTATTATTAGCATGGTTAAATATACCAAGCTTATCATCACTCATGTTCAAACAATCGATAGCAAAAAAGAGAAAAGCAATCCAAAAAGCTCTTAATAGGCAACCACCTATTACCCCCGAACATCGCCAACGACTTACAGATTTATTAGATCTTATCGATATGGAAGAGCTTAAAAGATATGACATTGAGATAAAAGCAGCACACTCACTTCATACAAAAGAAATGAGTGTGGACGATAAGTAGTGTTTTATTCCATATCCATTCTCACATCCAGCATCGCTAGACAACCATCTATAAACCCTTCGGCATTCTGCATTTCCTTCCTAATTGTACCATCAGAACACTTTCGTTTTTTGGCTATAGCTCGGAGCGAAATTCCTAAAACAAAATGTGCGACAACGAGGTCATATTCTTCAGGCTTATATTTTTTCAACCGAGCAACGCAGCCATCGATCATCAACCCTTCGTCGTCGGAACATTGAGAACGTGACTTTTTACCGTGAGGGATAAGTCCTTTAAAGCCAGCTGCGATTGGTTGCCAGTCTACCCCGCTTTGTTCCGATACAGCCCACGCACCCCAGCGATCTAAACGCTCATACATATCACTCATTCTCTACACCTTTTAGTTTCCCGATTGAAATAGCCCCGATCCCCAATGCACGGTTGAGGGTCTGGACCAATAAAAGTAACTGACTGCCGTATTCCGCTTCCCATGCTGCGACATCACGATGCAGTTCGTCGTGGTGACGGCGGCACAGGGGAATAACAAACAGGTCATGCGTTTTTGTACCCATCCCGCCGAGTCCATACCCTATTACGTGGTGCGGATCATCAGCAGGAGCGCCACAACATGCACAAGGCTGTGACTTAATCCATCTGGTGTACTTCTCGCATTCAATGCGTTTTAGCTTCGGGCGCAGCAGAAACCCTGCTGGTGGTTCGGCATCCTCAACCAGCTTAATAACCGGCTTAACGCGCTCTATGCGCTCATCAATGATGTCCCGTACTGGTGTTGTCCATTCGATGTCGCATTCCCGCTGTGGCCCTAGTTTCTCTTCTGGTGCAGGCATACGCAGGCTGATGCGTATTGCATGGGCTGGCAGCAGGTCAGAAACACCCTTCACTACTGACCACCAACTCAACTCATGAGAAGTGACCTGATGACCTTCAGGCAGCATCAGCCAGGTTCTGGATTGATGAATTACCCACTCAGCGGCATTGCGATCAGCTAATTCATTCAGTGCTGGTGTTTCATGTTCGCGCACCAGATTGTCGCAATGCCAACACAGGCGAATGGCGCTATGCCCGTATTTAAGGGTGGTCATATGCTGTGAGTGGTAATCACTTTCCCGCTGGCAGACCATAGCCTGATTTAGCCAGTTAATAAGGCTATCAGTGCCACCAGCGGCATTTATCACACGTTCGTTCGTGAGGAATGGACGCCAGCGCGGATCATTGGCGAGTTGTTGCTCTTGGCTTGGCAGCAAGCCTGATGGAAGTCCTTTAAGCTCATCCGGTTCACTAACCACCAGCACGCGACCAGTAAATAACGGAACAAGGTCCTTACCGGGACGTAATATCACTTGCCCCAGTTCAGGCACGATGACAGGCTTAAACAGAGCCCTCATGCTGCCACTCCGTGACGCGCTGTACACATCTCTGGCAGATTTGCACGCACAAGCGCTTCGGCAAATGGAGGAGGCACAGCGTTGCCGCATCTGGCTACTTGTTTGTCCTTTGCGTATTTCACGCCTCGAAAATCCTGATCGATGATGTACCAGTCTGGGAATCCTTGAGCGGCGTACAGTTCATGCGGTTGCAGCATGCGCATCCCGATATCAACGATCTGATAATCGATGCCCTCAACCGTAACCAGCCCGAACCGGTCATTCGTCGTGACTGTATGCAACGGATCATTCAGGCTGACGCCTTCTTTCTCATTACCGTAATACTTCAAGAGAAAAGCACGAACCTCGCCGAAATGGTTTCCGCCAGCGGTCACCGTTTGCAGCGGCGTGTCAGTGCGCTGACCTATGTTCGTCCCTCTCATTTTTATGAGGTTCGAGGTTACTAGTGCATGATGATCAACGGTCGTTATTGTGTGTGCCGGCTCATCCAGATTCGCGCCGGGTCCCGTGTAATTGCCACCAAAATGTTTAGCCAGAAACGCGGATACCAACTGGCTTTTTCCGCCACCGCCAGCCGTAATAGTGCCGCTTGGCTCGTCAGCACCATGGCCTACGCTGTTACCGAACTGACGCGCAATAACTGGAGCAACCAGCAGATGCTCTGCTTTGCTTACGACGGTCGTCAGCGGGTCTGTAGCGTCGTATGCCATGCGATCGCCACCGAAACCAGTCTGGCCGATTCGTGCAATGTACGGCGTTATCAGAGCAGAGTGATTCGTATTGCAGAGCGTGTTCATGGGTTGTTCTGTTGAACGTGGTTTTGCTGAATACTTCGGACCACCAGCGCCCACCAAAAAAGGCTGAACAACAGCAAATCCGGGCGTGCGCGTAATTGTATGCAATGGCTCATCGATTGACTGACCGCGAAAGCATTCGTAGCGGGTTTTCGTTGATGTGTGGTTGCACTTAACGATAAACGGCTCTGGATTATTAATCACGAACCGCTCTAACCCCCTCGCAATACGTCGCAACGTGTTTTCGGCCAAAGGCTTTTTGCGCTCGAAAATCGACGGGCAAGGGATCGACCAATCTATACACTCAGCAGCTGTGCGCCACGGTTTCAACTTGCCAGCCTGTACGGCAGGTGATTTCGGATCCGCGTGTGTAGCCTCCGGCCATGTAACTTGCAGCCCATCACAGCGCATCACCATAAAAAAGCGTTTACGGATCGTTGGAGCACCGTAATCACACGCGCGCAGCTCGCGGTAATCGACGTTGTAGCCCAGCCCGCAAATAAGCCGTTTGCCATGCTCGCTGGCTGGCTCAATCCCCAGAAATTCGCACGCTTCGGCTAAAGCTGGGTGATCGGCAGGAATGCCACCCGACAACATGCCACAAAACGCTTCAAACGTTTCTCCCGCCCGCGCCGGATCTGGCTGCTGCGTTCCATCGTCATTAGTCAGTAATGGCCCCCACGTTTTAAATTCCTCCACGTTCTCCAGCATCATCACGCGCGGACGAACCGAAAGCGCCCAACGCAACACGATCCACGCCAAGCCGCGAATCTCTTTCTTCACCGGCTTGCTGCCTTTGGCTTTTGAAAAATGGCGGCAGTCAGGCGAGAACCATGCGAGCCCTACGGGACGGCCAGAAGTCGCAGCGACAGGATCGATATCAAACACTGATTCGCAGTAATGCAATGTGTCTGGGTGATTCGTCGTGTGCATTGCAATAGCGTTAGGGTCGTGATTAATCGCGATATCGACACTGCGACCGATCGCCATTTCAATTCCAGTGGAAGCACCGCCGCCACCTGCAAAGTTATCAACAATAATTTCCTTCATGCTGCTGCTCCCATTGCTGCGGTTAGCGCTTCTGCGGTCGTGATAATGGTGTTATCGGGGATGCCCTCAAGTTTCAGGCGGTTGATGTGGCTGCGCAGCTTGTGCTGCAAATGGTCTGAAAGCATTGCCGCTGTTGGGACTTTCTCGAACAGGAAATTAACCTCTGCGGGCCAGACGGTATTTTCAGTATCAGGAATGACTATCGGTTGCTGTTGTGGTACCAGCCGTTCCGCCTCTCTACGGATCTGCGCCATGAATGCTTCACCCTGCGCATACAGCCGATCACGTTCGATGTAGGTAATTGCCGGACCGCTCCACCGCTTATCAAAAACAGCTATGGCGCCGGCGAAGAATGCGCTGGTCGCAACCTGTTTTTCATCTTTCGGTTTGAACCAGTTCGGCAGGTCAAAACCAATTCGACCGCGGATAAATGCGATGTGATCGGCTTGTTCCGGCCACCAGACTTCTGATGTAGCTGATTTGATGAGGAATACGTAGCGCCCACCCAGCTCACGCATTGCCATAACATGATCGATGATGTGACGCATACCAGTGATGTACTGCCCTTCGTGCTGCTTAGCGCGGGAATATGGCGGGTTTCCGAATGCTGCACCGTTCAACTCAGCCAGTCGGACAGACCAGTTTTGTGCCAGCGCGTTATCTTCTGCGGTGTAATACGCCTGGCATTTTGAATTTTCACCATCACTGAACAGGTCAAGCACCAACGGACCAAACATGGCATTGATGCCCCAGAACAGCTGATCTGGAGTACACCACTGATCGCCAACATCCTTAAGCTCGTGAGCAACTTCAGACTTGTAGTCATTCAGCGACTGCACATACTCGGTTTGTGAAAAGTCAGTCATTGAGAATGCCTCCCGCAGCGGTCATAACCCGAACACCGCTGTATTGCTGCGTAGCTATACGGGCACGGGAAAGGCAAATTGATCGGCGAGTGGCTACCAGTCCACGTTCTGTCGTGCCTTTTGTCCGATCCATAACTGTGAGCCACTGGCGGGCAGCACGACGCCAAAGCTGTTTTTCTTCGAGCTTTTTTGCTAATTCGATATCGTCCAGAATCATGATGCCAGCCTCCGTAATTCCTCTTCCCCAGCCTGATGGGCCGCCGATGCCCAAATCGTTTTCCATGCCTGCATAGCCTGAAATGCGTTCATCCGTCCCAGCCCTGCACGGCCAGCTTCGGCCTGAGCAATTTCCTCAGTACGGTTTTTAGGTTTGCCCTTTGATGACACCAGGCGGGTAAACGCTTCTTCACGATTGGCAACGTCCGCTCGTTCGACGTTAGGCAAGTCGTTAGCACGCTCTTCCTTGACGGCCAGATAGCATTTCTCGGTGATCAGGTAGTCGAAGTTCTTCTTGCGCCATGTGCGGCCGGTTGACGTGTCAGCACGGTTTTCCAGCATCCAGCGGCAATGCTTCGAGATGTAGCGCAGATATGCGAACCAGCGCTCAAGGTTGAAATCGTACTTAGTCCAAAGGGCTCGTAGTTTCTTGCGACGGTCATCCGTCATTTCCAGCACTTTGGGGATTTCTGGCAGTGTCGTGTGGTAGGCATCCAGAACAGCCCGATAATCAATCCGTAAATTATCTGACTGCGGGTCAGCTGCCGGAGGCGGTTGACCAATAGTCTTTTTATCTGATGGATCTTGTTTTGATCTTACTGACGGATCCCCGCCAGATTCTGACGGGTCAAAACCGCCTTTTTTGCTCGATTTTGACGGGTCAAATTTTGAGGCATCAGATTTTGATGTGTCAGATTTTGACGGGTCAGAATCTGACAGGTGAGATTGGGCAGCGGCATAGAGCTTCGCAACGTTCAACTGATACATATTCGATGCGTTTCTGTTGCCTTTACGGCGCTGGGTGCGAGTTAACCAGCCGTCTTTCTCCAGCTTCGCGATCGTCGTGCGCACAGTGCTCGGCCCCGCTCCCAGTTGCCGCGCTATGGTTTCAATTGAGGGCCAGCAAATGCCATCATCGGACGAGAAATCAGCAAGACGTGCCATAACGGCCACTGACGCTAATTTCATACCAGACGATGCGCAACCGTCCCACACAAACGCCGACAATTTAACGCTCATGACACCCTCGTAAATTTTGCTTGGAACTGCCACAAGGGGCTGACACACTCATGCTCATAACCATCGCGCATGTAAATGACTCTCTCGTTTTGACGGTCATAGCCAACAACGCGGACGATTTTTCCGTAATGATCGTGGTAACGCCGATCGAGCTCAGTGATTCGTTCGTCCACGCCAACCCCCTGCGATTAATGACGCCCACAATTCCGCTCACCCGACTGTGGTTGCAGGGTATCCAGCGCCCCTTTATCATCCGCTCATACCGAAACGAAACGGGTTTAGCGCCGCCCAGTACAGGCAAGCAACGAAATTGCGGTAATCCTGCTTTTTGCTGTAATATGTTCATGCGTTTAGTTTCTCTACACCGATTAATTACGCGCACTCGACGCCAGCGGCTGCACACTGCTGGCGTCACACTCTCCAAACAACATCTCTGTCACGACCATGATTTCCGCGACCAGGCTCTGAACCCGATAACCCTTCGCTCGCATGCGTTTGGTTTCATCCCGATCCAGCACACCATCCGCCGTAAATTCGTTGTGTGCCGCAGCAAATGCCCCAAGCGATGCCAGCAGTTCGTTGAACTTGACCAGCAACTCTTCGTTGTCGGCTTGCTCGACATCTGGCAACTTCACAAACACGCCACCAGCACGCTTACACATCGCCTGAGTGATATCCGTCCTACTTGAAATTGCCTCCATCTGAATGGCCATACCGAATGGGACCATTTGTCCGCCCACCTGCCGAACGCGATTACTCAGCGCGTTGTATGTGCCGTCATGCGCCAGTTGCTGAGCCATTGCTTCGTAGCCACCAGCGAACTCGGTGATCAACTTGTGCATGGCTGCTGTTATGTCCGCTGGAGCAGTAAAGTTTTTATTGTCCACAGTGAGTTACCTTTTCTTGTGGTTTCGCCCTGCCCTGCTTTGCCGTAAAAATGCGACAGAGAAGAGTTAATCAAGAGCTGTAGATGTCGTTAAAAGAGATCTCAATCCCCCTTTTTTTCGCCACATCGATGATGCGATTCGATACATCCTGTGGAACGCTTTGGCGCTGGCACTCGTAGTGGCTGATATTTCCCTGTGATACTCCAATTTCAGCCGCGAGAGCCGACTGAGATAAGCCAAGCCTCTCCCGCACAGACTTGATGTTGTTTGATTTCTTCATGCTACTTCCTTCTGCTCTATTTAAATCACGACTAATATTAGTCCGACTGTTATTTTCAGGCAATAGTCCGACTGTTTTTTATTTATTAGTACCTGTAATAACCTTGAGTGAAATTAGTGAAACGCGTAAAGAGATGCCAGCAAAACCACTTACACCAGAGCAGAAAGCTGATGCCGAAAGGCTTATGGCTATTTTCAAGAGACAGGCTGGGTTAACTCAGGCTGTGCTTGCTGACGATCTGGGTTTTTCTACCCAAAGCGCAGTCAGTCAATATCTAAATGGGCGAGTGCCTCTTAACGTAGAGGTAGCAATAAAATTTGCCGAGAGATTCAATTGCTTAGTGTCTGATTTTAGCCCTTCAATACAGAGAGAGATTGATAGAATATCACTCTATTCTGCCACTAATGAGGGTAAAGCAAGCCTGGCCTTTAGGGAACCATCAGCACCACCATATATAACTCACGATCGGGCCATGACATCAAAATACGCAGAATCTCCTGAGGAGCGGCGTGCTGTTGTCGATTTCATTTTGCATAAAGAAGACGTTCCTTCTCCAGAGTGGGCTGATGGTGATGCAAGAGCTTATGCTGACTCACTTGAGTCAAAAGCAAGAAGGTGGCTAGAAAGCGGCAATGGCGGCGGAAGAACAAAGAAAGCAGGCGCTTAGGCTCGTCTGGTCCAATGGTGAGCTAATCCCATAAATCTAATATCCCACAAGTAAAATGCTCGCAAATTCATAGCATAAAGAATTTGTTAGTTTCGTTCACACTAAATAATTAGTCGGACTGTTGACATGAAAAATAAGTCGGACTAATATTTGATGTATCAGCAGCGAACAGGCCAAATCGCGAACGGGAGCGAACAGTAATGAGCTTGCTTGAACAGGATGGTGACAACAAAAAGCCACTACGTATTTACGCAATGGCTTTTGTGAAAAAAGCACTGACACTTTCAACTGATAACCGCGATGACTTTTGGTTAGAAATCACTGGCGGAGTTGGCTGGATAAAGTTTGAAAAGCTCCGTTTGCAATCTGAATTTACTGATGACGGAGCATTGTTTGTAGCCACTGCACTGCGTTCGGGATCTGACCAAGCCCCTGATTCAGCAGTTCAAGCACAATGTGTTTTGTGGCGTCAGCGGGAAGCTCTTTTAAGCGCTGCAAATACGCTTTCTTTTCTTCTGGGTCAGGGATGTTCTGATTTATGAACTCTCTCAGTGCGGATAGCGTTTCATCGTGCAGTTTGACGGTAACGATTTTGAGGGACGCGGAAACACTGCCCTCTTCGCTAAGTAGGTTTACAGCGTCATTAGTGGCAGTGATTAGATCAATTGCTGGTTCCATTCCGTCGAAGGAATCTTCAATTCCACCTGTTATTAGTCCCTCTTGACATAAGTAGGCGATGTTCTGAAGAAGTGTTTTGCTGTCAATTGATGATAGTTCAAGTGGTATGTGGCTTATTTGCTCTGGGTAAGACTCTATGGCGAGCTCAAGGATTTTTAGTTGAAGCTTTCGATCAAATGAGGCCATCGTTTTCCCTTTCTTGGCTGTGTGAGAGCTCCCAAGATACCACTGCCGCCTGAGGTGATGAAGTAAATCAGGCCAACAATAAACGGTGAGGTGGTAATGAATAAATCATCACTAAAAAGACTGGCTGGAGAAATGGTAATTGTCATTTCTATAGCAATAGCCATCTCCTTGATGTTTGCAGGATGTGTCTATTTTTATAATGAATTAGCGATGTAACTATTTAGTTTATATCTCTTTTATAGGGCGCAACTGTAAGAGCATTAGCGCATGACGGGCTCATAACCTAATCCACGCGTAGGTTGCTGCAAAAACCGATAGTGCTCTTTTAGTTGTGGTGATCAGGTGATTGTCGGGTTCCCTACCCTGCACTCGGTTCGACTCCGAGCGCCCTACAAAATCACGTAGGACCGTGATAGCTGTGAAATTGCTGTGTGTAGTCTTTGCGGTGACCTGGTTTATGCCACACCAGGGGTTTTCGGGTCACCGCACTTTTTTTACTGCATATAAAGGCGGATGCCGGGCCATTTAAATTGAAATGATGAATCGGTTTATTTGTTTTTTAACTCCGGCATCCGCCTTTGTGTGTAGAGAAAACTATCTTTGTGCAGGAGATATCAATGAGCGTACTTAGTTTTAAAAACGCAAGCATCTACCGTCTGTCTCGCGGGGTTGATTTATCAAAGCTGGCAGAACAAATGCAAGTCTTCGCATTCACGCCATGTGGAAGTAATGACATGCAGAAAATGGGCTGGGTTCCACCGCTACCAACTGGTGATGCATTAGCCCATCAGGTTGGTGATCAGATTATTGTCACGGTGCAGCGTGAAGAGAAAATGATCCCATCACCTGTAATAAAACGTGAACTGGCAGCAAAAATCGAACGCACGGAACTGGAGCAGCATCGCAAACTTAAGAAGACCGAAAAGGACTCCATTAAGGATGAGGTGCTTCATACCCTGCTACCGCGTGCATTCAGTAAGTTTCAAAAAACGCAGTTGTGGATCGATACCAAATCAAACTTGCTCATTGTCGATGCCGCCAGCGCACGGAAAGCCGAAGACACTCTGGCTTTGTTGCGCAAGACGCTTGGCTCACTTCCTGTGGTTCCATTGACAATGGAAAGCCCTATCGAGCTGACACTGACTGAGTGGGTTCGTAATGGTGCCGTTCCGCAAGGCTTCGGATTGCGCGATGAAGCGGAGCTAAAAGCAATTCTGGAAGGTGGCGGTATCTTGCGAAGTAAGAAGCAAGACCTGATTTCCAGCGAAATAGCCGGACACATCGAGGCTGGAAAGCTTGTAACAAAACTAGCGCTGGAATGGCAGGAAAAAATCAGTTTTGTGTTAGCTGATGACGGAGTACTGAAGAAACTGAAATTATCTGATTCTGTATTAGAGCAGAATGACGATATTGACCGAGAAGATATTAACCAGCGATTTGAAGCTGATTTCGTATTAATTACTGGTGAACTGTCAGCGTTAATTAAAAACCTGATCGAAGTGCTGGGCGGCGAAGCCTCCCGTTAATTAATCCTTTATATGTGCAATTTAATCGCCTCACGGCGAGGGATTAACTCAATCTAAAAACTGGTGTGGAGAAATTTAAATGTCTAATTTTGTGGATGTTTTGAAAAAGAAAAAAATTAACCATGTTGTTAATGATAATGGCTCTATTGTAATTGAATGCGATCTGTCTCTGCTGGGACGTGCTGATATTACCAGTCTGCCGGATAATCTGTCTGTCGGTGGCTCCCTCTACTTGCGCGGCACTGGCATCACCAGTCTGCCGGATAATCTGTCTGTCGGTGGCTCCCTCTACTTGCGCGGCACTGGCATCACCAGTCTGCCGGATAATCTGTCTGTCGGTGGCTCCCTCGACTTGCAGGGCACTGGCATCACCAGTCTGCCGGATAATCTGTCTGTCGGTGGCTCCCTCTACTTGCGCGGCACTGGCATCACCAGTCTGCCGGATAATCTGTCTGTCGGTGGCTACCTCGACTTGCAGGACACTGGCATCACCAGTCTGCCGGATAATCTGTCTGTCGGTGGCTCCCTCTACTTGCAGGACACTGGCATCACCAGTCTGCCGGATAATCTGTCTGTCGGTGGCTACCTCGACTTGCAGGACACTGGCATCACCAGTCTGCCGGATAATCTGTCTGTCGGTGGCTACCTC